AAGCTGCAGGTGGCGGATATAAATGAGTGCATTAGCTAAACCACAACGTTCACTCAAAGCATGGGGCGAACAAAAGTGGAGAACTAAGTCAGGTAAAAAGTCTAGCGAAACAGGCGAAAGATACTTACCTGAAAAGGCAATAAAAGCATTAAGTCCGCAAGAATATGCGGCAACAACAAAAGCTAAAAGGGAAGGTAAAGCGAAAGGTAAGCAGTTTGTGGCTCAACCTAAATCTGTTAAACAAAAAGTAAAACCTTATAGAAGAGTAAAATAATGGTAGATAGAACCACAGGAACCACGAGTTTTAACTTAGATTTAAATAACCTCGTTGAAGATGCGTTTGAACGTTGCGGTCAAGAGTTACGTACTGGGTACGACTTAAGAACTGCACGTCGTTCTTTAAACTTGATGACGATTGAGTGGGCTAACCGAGGTATTAACTTGTGGACTGTAGAACCTGGGCAAATTCAATTAAACCAAGGTCAGATTATGTATCCGTTGCCAGTAGATACGATTGATTTATTAGACATGGTAACTCGCACAGGCGAAGGTCAAAACCAACAAGACATCAATATTAATCGTATTAGCGAGTCAACCTATATTACAATCCCCAACAAGAATGCAACAGGTAGACCTATTCAAGTGTGGATTAATAGACAAAGTGGACAAGAAAATCCTACTACTATTACGTTGAATGAGACTTTAACTGCTACTGATACAACAGCGGATAATACAATTACACTATCTAGCACAGTAGGCTTAGCACAATTTGGTTTTATTAAAATTGATAATGAGACTATTCAATATGGTGGCATCAGTGGCAATACAATTACCGGATGTATTAGAGCTGTCAATAATACAACACTAGCTGCTCACACAATCGGTGCTAGAGTCTATGTGCAAAACTTACCTACAATAAATGTATGGCCTGCACCTGACCAAAGTAACTTTTATCAATTTGTATATTACAGATTAAGACGAATTCAAGATGCAGGTAACGGAGTTACCGTAGAAGATATTCCGTTTAGATTTATTCCTTGCATGGTAGCAGGCTTAGCTGCTTATTTAAGTATGAAGTTACCTAATGTTATGCCTGATAGAATTGCAATGTTAAGAGCAGATTATGAAGCAGCGTTCCAACTAGCAGCTGACGAGGATAGAGAAAAAGCGCCTGTTAGATTTGTACCGAGGGATATGAGTTACATAAGGTAGACGATGCCACTAAAAGATCCTATTGCTAGAGCAGCATATCAAAAAGCATATGCGCAAAAAAATAGAATTAAAGCTTATGAACGAGTAAAAGAATGGCGAGTTGCTAATCCTGAAAAATGGAAAGAACAGAATAAACGATACGCTAAAAAACATAAGGATAAATTAGTAGCAAAAACTACGAGATGGAAAAAAGCCCATCCTGAAAGAGCAGCTGAAATATCTAAAAAAACTAGAACTAAACATAAAGCAAGAATATTAGCAACTAGAGCTAAACAAAGAGCTGCTAAAAGAAGTCGAACACCTATATGGGTAGATAAAAAACATTTGTGGTTAATAAAACAAGCGTATGAATTAGCCATAGTAAGAACGAAACAATTTGGGTTTTCTTGGCATGTTGATCATGTAATCCCATTATGTGGTAAAAAGGTTTCAGGGCTACACGTAATAGAAAATTTACAAGTAATACCTGCTGCAGAGAACTTATTAAAGAACAACAAATTTGAGATAAAAGATGCCATCTAAATATGCTAGCGCTAAGAACTCGATTGCCCAGTGCGATAGATGTAATTTTAGGTACCCATTAAAGCAACTTAAAAGATTGGTTATTAAGACCAAAAATGTTAATATACTCGTATGTCCTGAATGTTGGGAACCGGATCAGCCACAGTTATTACTCGGCATGACGCCGGTATATGATCCACAAGCAGTGCGCGATCCAAGACCTGATAGTCCTAGTTATTTTCAGGCAGGTTTAAATGGATTGCAAACACTAGCAGTAACTGGAACACCTCAAACTGAAACAGGTGTACCAACTTTAGGTAGCCGAATCATACAATGGGGATATAACCCTGTTGGCGGTTCAAGATTAAACGATGCTGGATTAACGCCTAATGATCTAGTAGGAATAGGTAATGTAGGCAACATAACAGTAGTAACAACTTAAGGAGAAGTAACATGGCATATAAATCAGGAGCTGATGGTATTACCAAACAAGGTAAAACTAAAGGTAAAAATTTAGGCAACGACGGCGCTTCAATAGGTATCCAAAAGGGTCCTAAACATGCAGGTTCTAAAGGCGGTAAAAAGAACATTGATATGAAAACTATGGGTCGTGGTTTAGCTAAAGTTGCAGCACAGAAAAAAGGATAATAATCATGGCAGAATATAAACAACCAGTAATTGTTCCTAATGCGGACATTCATTACAGTCAAGATCCTAATAAGTTAAAGTCACAAGACCTTAATTTTAAAACAGCTAGACAACGTGTAAGCGCTGGTGATCCAGGTCGCAACGATGTTAAAACTGACGGTATTACAATCCGTGGTTGTGGTGCAGCTACAAAAGGCACTAAAGCTAGAGGCCCAATGGCGTAATAAATGAATTACACCCAGTTAGTAGCTCAGATACAGGACTATACAGAGAATCAGTTTACAACGACGGTAATAAATACGTTTATTACTCAAGCTGAACAGAGGATCTATAATACAGTTCAACTACCAGCGTTACGTAAAAATGTAACAGGCACATGCACATCTGGTAATAAGTATTTAGCTATACCTGCTGGATGGTTGGCTACGTTTAGCTTAGCGGTTATTAATGCTGACAATGAATATTTGTATCTTTTAAATAAGGATGTGAACTTTATTAGACAGTCATTTCCAGATACAGATACAGACTTTTATGGTGTGCCTCAGTACTACGCAGTTTTTGATAATTCAGCGTTTATACTAGGTCCTACACCGGATGCTAACTACAATGTTGAGCTACATTACTTCTATTATCCTGAGTCAATTACTACGGTAGCAGGAGGTCAAACTTGGTTAGGTAATAACTTTGATTCTGTACTTTTATATGGTTCTTTATTAGAAGCCTACACCTATATGAAGGGTGAAAAAGACGTACTTGATAATTATAGAAATAGATATGATGAAGCCATGCTTCTATTGAAACAACTTGCAGACGGTAAAGACCGCCAAGATGCATATAGAAGTGGTCAAGTAAGGTACCCAGTTAAATGATTTTAGGACAAGCACAGACCACAACGTTTAAACTAAACTTGCTTCAAGGTTTAGTTAATTTTAATACAGGGTCACCATATACATATAAAATAGCTTTGTATAATGCACTAGCAACTATTAATAGTGAAACAACTGCATATACAACGGATAACGAAATTACAGGTGGAGGCTACACAGCAGGTGGTTTAATATTAACTCCTACAGTGGGTAGTGATACTAGTAATAACACGGCTTATGTGACGTTTGCTAATGTTACTTGGAGTCCTGCAAACTTTACGGCAGCTGGCGCTTTAATATATAATAGCACTACAAATGCATCAGTCGCAGTATTAAACTTTGGTGGGGAAAAAGTAGCCACTACAACATTTACAATAGAATTCCCAGCAGCAACCTCAACCACTGCTGTATTAAGAATTAATTAAGGAGTCAATTATGAATCAAAATGAAAAAGGTGGATTTGGAGATAATGCTACCATCACGCTAAATGCTGGTGCTGTTGCCAATGAAACTGTAGGAATTGAAGGTTTTTATCATGTTACATGCCGTGATAAAGATGGTAATTTAAAATGGGAAGAATCATTCCCAAATCTAGTCAACGCTGTTGGCAAAGAACTCATGTTAGATACTTTATTAAAAGGCACTAGCTATACTGTAGTAGGTCCGTTCTTAGGTCTTATTTCAGGATCTTCACCTACATTTGGTACAGGTTCTGATACAAACTTATCTCACCCAGGTTGGACAGAGTTTGTTAACTACACAGTAGGTGGCTCAGCAGTGCGTGGTACAGCAGTATTTGCATCAGCAACATCAACAGGATCTACACCATCAAACGTAACAACTTCAGCAGCTACACCGATTACTTACACTATTACAGGTGCAGGTGGTACAGTAGGTGGTTGTTTCCTAGTGACAGGTGCAGGCGCTTCAAGCGCACAATCTAATACTGGTGGTGTGCTATATTCAGCAGGTGCATTTACAACAGCTAAGATTACTACAGCTGGCGATACAGTAGCGGTTACATACTCAACAACTGCAACAAGCTAAGGAGCTTAAATGGCTCTAGTAGTCA